GGCTGCCGTCGATGGGTTTCAGGAAAGCATGCGGGCCTCGGCCACCCATGAGAGTTCGGAGGTGCCGTTTTGACCGACGCCCTTTTGGACTTCAATCACCGCGAAAAGCCCCCGAGCTTTGCCGAGAGCGTCAACGCGCTCATAGACCGCGCGCTTGTCACTGAGAACGACGCGCGGCCAACCCGCGATTATCTTGGCGGCAGCCGCTTGGGAGATGCCTGCGCTCGGCGCTTGCAGTACGAGTACCTCAAGACCCCCAAGGATGAAGGCGGCGGGTTCTCAGGCCAGTCGCTGCGGATTTTTGCTCTTGGGCATGTTTTGGAAGACCTCGCGATCGAGTGGCTGCGCAAGGCAGGTTTCGATCTGCGCACGCGCAACCGGCATGGCGATCAGTTTGGATTTTCTGTCGCCGGCGGCCGGGTCAAAGGGCACGCCGACGGGGTGGTTGTTGCCGCGCCAAACGGCATGGCGGTGCCTGCGCTTTGGGAATGCAAATCAGCCAATGCCAAAAACTGGCGCGGCATCGAAAAGCATGGGGTGGTCAAGGCCAAGCCTATCTATGCAGCACAGATCGCGCTTTATCAGGCCTATCTCGGGCTGACAGAGACGCCGGCGCTCTTCACGGCGATCAACAAAGACACCTGTGAAATCTGGCACGAGCTTGTTCCCTTTGACGGGGCGCTAGCACAGGCCGCCAGTGATAAGGCTGTCCAGATCCTGCGCGCCTGCGATGCCGGCGAAACTCTGCCCCGCCACACGACAGACCCAGAGCATTTTGAATGCCGGTTTTGCTCCTACGCCGCGAGGTGTTGGGCATGACCGATTATCTGAAAACATCCGATGCGGCCGATCCTGTTGCCCCCGATGCGAATACGATCGCCCTCTATGCTGAGGTGGTGTTCGGCTATTGTGAGTTCTTCGCACCTGTGCGGGCGCTTGCCGAGAAGGGCGCACCAGATGCCCCGCCGCATACGCCATTCCTGCCAGTGGATGGGGATCTCGGCATCAAACTCGCCCATCAGGCGGACTGGGCCGCTCAAACGGGCATGGCGCTCTTTGTCGTGCCGGGCACGGTCCATGAGGCGGGCGCCGCACGCTCCGAGCATATCGCACAGATGCAGGTTGTCTTGGTCGATATCGATCAGGGCGATATCGCTGCCAAGCGCAGCCATCTGATCCAGCACCTCGGCACGCCAACCCTCGAAGTGGCATCGGGCGGCGTCACGCCCGAGGGACAGGATAAGCTCCATCTCTATTGGCGGCTCACGGAGCCTGCCGAAGGCGAAGACATTGCCCGCGTCTGCCGGGCGCGCCAGATGATTGCCGCCAAAGTGGGTGGCGATCCGTCATTCAAATCCGCCCACCAGCCCATTCGGGTGGCGGGCTCCGTTCATGCCAAGTCGGGTGTGAAACGGCTGGTCTCTATCCTCGATTATCGCCCCGTTGATTTTGACCTTGGTGAACTGGCGGAAGCCATATTTGCGATGCCGCCGATGGAGGGCCTTGCTGCAGAGGCGTTGGATTTTAACGCCGCGCCTTCTGAGCGGGGCAGCGTTCCGGAACTATTTGCCAAGCCGGTCCGCGAAGGCGGCGTTGATGGGACGACCCGCTTCGATGCGCTGTCACGCGTCATTGGGTATTGGATCCGGCGCAGCCGGGAAGGGCATGTTACGCCGGCCGATGCTTGGGCGGAGATCGTCGCGTATAACGACGCGCGCATTGACCCACCTTGGCCAGATGCCCGCCTCCGGCAAGAAGCAGAGCGGTTATGGCGCCTTGATCAAGCTCGCAATGGGGAAATCCCCGATGAAGAGGGCCTAGAGCCTGAGCCTGGTTACGGTAGTGGCGATGGCTCTGGTAATGCCGGCCCAAGCCCCGTGCGGTTCTCAGAGGATGCTCTCGCGTCAACTTTCGCGGATCATCATTCTGATGCCTGGCGCTATGTGGCTGGCTGGGGCCAATGGCTGACCTGGACCGGGCGCATTTGGAGGCGCGAGGACACGCTACAGGCCTTTGATTTGGCGCGCCAGGTTTGTCGGGCCGCCGCAGTGCGCTCGCCATCCTCAAAGGTCCGAACAAAGCTCTCGGCGGCCTCAACCGTTGCCGCTGTTGAGCGTCTCGCCCGCAGCGACCGCCGCCATGCGACGACGACAGATGTGTGGGATCGTGACCCCTGGCTCTTTAACACGACAGCCGGAGTGCTGGATCTGCGCAGCGGGCAATCCCAGCCCCATGATCAGTCGCTGTGCATGACGAAAATCGCGGCTGCGGCGCCCAAAGGCAATTGCCCAACCTGGCTCAGTTTCCTCGAAACCGTAACAGGGGGCGACGCCGAGCTACAATCCTACCTACAGCGCATGGCCGGCTATTGCCTGACCGGCGTTACCAGCGAGCACGCGCTTTTCTTTCTCTACGGGACGGGGGCCAACGGCAAATCTGTCTTTGCCAACACGCTGACGGAAATCCTCGGTGATTACGCCACGGTCGCGCCCATGGACATGTTCATGGCGAGCCACGGGGATCGCCATCCGACCGATATGGCGGGGCTACGGGGCGCGAGGGTCGTGACCTCGATCGAGACTGAGCAGGGCAGTCGCTGGGCCGAAAGCAAACTCAAGGCCCTGACGGGCGGGGACAAGATCACGGCCCGCTTCATGCGCCAGGATTTCTTTGAGTTCATACCGCAGTTCAAGCTGCTGATCGTGGGCAACCACAAGCCCACCATTCGCAATGTGGACGAGGCGATGAAGCGGCGGCTTCACATGGTGCCGTTCACCGTCACCATCCCCGCCGCCAAGCGCGACAAACGCCTGCCTGACCGTCTTCTCGCCGAGCGGGATGGGATCCTCGCTTGGGCGCTGCAGGGCTGTCTGGAGTGGCAACAGCATGGCCTGCGCCCGCCGCCCGCCGTGATGGCCGCCACCGAGGATTACTTCGAGGCTGAGGACGCCCTTGGACGCTGGATCGAGGAGCGCTGCGAGACTGGCAACAAGGCTTTCTGGGCGGGGTCCACTGATCTCTTCAACAGCTGGAAGGCTTGGGCCGAGGCAAACGGGGAATATGCCGGCTCAATGAAGCGCTTTTCCGAGACGCTGAGCACCAAGGGGTTCACCCGCGAAAACACCCGTAAGGCCCGCGGCTTCCTCGGGATCAAGCTTTGCGACAACAACTCTGACCTATTTGCGGGGGACTGCAATGACCAATGAAACAAAGGCTGCGACGGATGTGACGGGTTCCCCCTATATAGGCGTCACGCGCGCACATGCGCGCACGTGTAACGGTGATAGTGAACTATCCGCTGCATCCGTCACACCCTCTGCACAGGCCAAGTCAATTCTTGCCCTCGATCTTGGGACGACCACTGGCTGGGCGCTGTGCGGCTTCGACGGCCTGATCACGAGCGGCACGGCCAGCTTCAAGCCTGGGCGCTATGACGGCGGCGGTATGCGTTATCTCCGGTTCACGAACTGGGTCACCGAGATCGACCGCCTGTCTGGCCCGATTGAGGCGATCTATTTCGAAGAGGTGCGGCGTCACCTCGGGACCGATGCGGCGCATGTCTACGGCGGCTTGATGGCGTCCCTGACAAGCTGGGCCGAGTTGCGGGGCGTGCCCTACCAAGGCGTGCCTGTCGGCACCATTAAGCGTCATGCGACCGGTAAGGGCAACGCGCCCAAAGAGGCGATGATCGCGGCAGCCCGATCCCGCGGCTACAGCCCCAAAGACGACAACGAGGCCGATGCCATCGCGATCCTGCACTGGGCCTTGGAGACCCAAGGCGGTGTCGCATGAGCGCCGTGCTACTCGATAAAGCGGCTGCTATCCTTGAAGACCGAGGTCAAGCCTATGGCGCAGCGGATGCGGCCTTCGCGGCGATTGCTGCACGCTGGTCGATCACGCTCGGACGCCCCGTGTCGGCAACGCAGGTTGTCCTTTGCATGATCGATCTGAAGCTAGTTCGGCTCTCCCATGACCCGGGGCACGAGGACAGCCTCATCGATGTGATCGGCTATGCGGCTCTTTTCCCGGAGGTGTGCCGATGAAAGCCATGCGGTGGCATCTCCCTGGCTATGGCGGCGATCGCCGCGGCCCCGACCAAGTCAAGCGCGACGGTTGGCGCGAGACGGGGCTGCTCGCGGTAAGCATCGACGATGACCGTCTGACCTGGCCCGAGCGCGAACTCGTCCGCCAGCTCGGTGAAAAGCTCTACGGCAAGAGGAAAAAGGGGACGAAGCGATGAGCGCCTGGACACCAAAGCTGGTCGAGGCCCGCCTCTCGGAAGCAGCTTTCGTTCTCAAGCGGCTGCCTGAGCCGCGGCTTTCGGGGTATTTCAGCACCTGGCCGGAAGTGGTCCAGAGCTTTGCCGATAAGGTGGGCCAAGAACCGAAGTCCATGCGGGTGCTCCCGTCGCCCGCCGCCATCAGCCGGATGGAGGAGACGCTGACCTGGACGGCGGGGCTGGAGCCCATCGATGGCCAGATCGTCTGGCTGCGCGCCTATGGCTATCGCTGGCGGGAGGTGTGCCGGACCGTGGGTCTGCAGCGGTCCTCTGCGCATCACCACTGGGTCTTTGGCCTCTGCTTGATTGCGCACAAACTGAACTGCCGGTACGTCAGCCAGCACCTGTCGATGCAGCAGGTGATTGACCTCGCGCGTGCCGATGATCCGGCGCTCTAAAAAAAAATCGCATTGATGAAAAAACTGCCAGACACTTTTGCCCTCTCGTCGGTATGTGGGTGGTAAGTCGAGAGGTGCGCGCGTGGGCATGGGTAGATTGCAACGGTGCAAATGGTGACCGGTTTCCTGAAAAAACAGTCTCCGTTCAAAATATTTCACCTCCTAACCCATTGAAATTGAACGGGTCCCTCCTGTTCGTGACTGTATTCGGGGGGGCGAGGCCCGAGGGTTTCCCAGTGACACCCCTGAAAACACCCGTTTCGTTTCGGTTCCCGGACCTGCGGTTCGCTTTGACGCGAAACCCAAGAAAACAAAGGCCTGACGATCTGACACAACCCGCCTGAACCGAAACGGGGATCCGACCCCATTTCGTTTCGCGGACCTTTGGTTCGCGCATCAAGCATCCTCAAGGACATTCCCATGGACGTTGTCGACCTGCCGCTCGAGCAGATCATTCCCTATGCGCGCAACCCGCGCCGCAACGAGCAGGCGATCGCGACGGTCGCGGCCTCGATCCAGGAATTCGGGTGGCGCCAGCCCATCGTCGTGGACGAGGCGATGGTGGTTCTCGCTGGGCACACGCGGCTGGAAGCGAACGTGTTCACCTTGCCCAACAGCCGTTCGACGACGCCACCTCGGTGAACCGTTCCTTTGTTCCGGGTACGCACGGTGGTGCCGATATCGGCACATCCCTTTGTAAAGGTGCTGCTCTGAAATTCCTTGGCGGCGTCGACGACGATTTGCTTGGGGCGGCCATGCATTGCCCACGAGTGCGCGATTCAGCGTTCGGCCAGCCAGTCATCCTTGCGGCATGTCGAAAGCGCCAGGCACATTGCCACAGAAAGCCGCGAAGGGCGCTCGAGGAGGAGGCAAAAGCCGATGATTGCACTGGTCGCCACATCGGCGGCGATAGTCAGAAAGGGTCTATGCGCTGAAATTAGGCCAAGGTGCTTGTTTCTGTTCGAGGGGGGAGTGAATGGGACTTTAGCTATCACACCTGTCATTGGCGCCGCGGTGTTCACCAAAGTCATCGGTCTGAAATGGATCAAATCATCGGCGGTGTGCAGGCACAGGCGACAACCGCGACGGTCTTGCCGATATTGCGCAACATGTAAGGTTGCTTGCCGATGATCTGGTATCCGCCGCCCCGCCGCAGGACCCGCGTGACATCGCCCACGCGAACCTCGATCGTGCCGCGCAGGACAACGGCCGCCGTCTCGCCCTCGTGGCTGATCGGCTCATCGCCGGTGCCAGCCCCCGGTTGATAGCGTTCGATGAACATTTGCAGCGACTTGTCGCGCCGTTCGGCGGCCAGAACCCGCAGGTCAGCCTCGCCTCGGGTGACCACGGCAAGGTCGGCTGCGTCGTTGAAGAGGACATTCTGTTGTGAGGTTGGCAGCGCGAAGAAATCGGCGATCGAGATCGGGATGGCCGACAGGATGCGGTGCAACGAGGCCAGCGAGGGCGCATGTGCCTCTTGCTCGATCAGCGAGATGGTCGAATGCGTGACCCCAGCCTTCTTGGCCAGTTCACGTTGCGACAGGCCCGCGCGGTCACGCACGGCGCGCAGTCTGGCACCCACGTCAAGGTCTGCAGCTTCCTTGCGAGACTTGGCCCGGGCCTTTTCGTTGGGGTGGTCTTGCTGGCTCATCGTGGTCCTGGGTCCAAGCGCCGATTGTTCTGCGTCGCCGGTATGCGGGCAAGCGGCAGGGCCGTCAACCAGATGCGACACCGGACCAATGAAGCAGATTCTTCTTGGCGTGGCAAATTTTTCATGCCATTTGTAGTGAAAAATTCACCGCGCAACAAGGATGCCCCTCATGACTGCATTGAAGACCTTTCAGAGCCTGTCGGGCAAGCTTTTTGTGGGCGGCGCCTACGTCGACAGCGCAGCGACCGTGCGTCTGGACGTGATCGAGCCCGCGACCGAGGATCGGATCGGCCAGATTGCCGACGCCACGGACGGCGAGGTTGACGCAGCGATGGATGTGGCCCTGACGGCTGGCAAGACTTGGAACGCCATCGACATGCGCAGCCGGGCGGTGGTGATGCATGAAATCGCTGCCGTGATGCGCCGGGACAAGGCGCTTTATGCCGAATATCTGACGCGCGAAGAGGGCAAGCCGTTCAAGGAATCCCTGGACGAAGTGTCCTGGTGTGCGACCGCGATGGATTATTACGCCGAAGTGGCCCGGCACGAGGCGGGGCGGATTGCCGGGGCCACGGTTCCGGGCCAGTTCCATTTCGCCATCAAGGAACCCCTGGGCACGGTCGTCATCATCCTGCCCTTCAACTATCCGCTGGTGCTCTTGTGCTGGGAGGCCGCGGCGGCCCTTGCGGCCGGCAATGCGGTGATCGTCAAGCCGCATGAACAGACCAGCATCACCACGCTGAAATTCATGGAGGTCTTCAAGGGCCTGCCCGATGGTCTGATGCAATGCGTGACCGGTGGCCCGCGTGTGGCGCAGCGGCTGGTGGCCAGCCGCAAAACGCATGGTGTGGCCTATACAGGCTCGGTCGCGGTCGGGCAGGCGGTGGCGCGGACCTGCGCGGAAACCTTCAAGCCCTGCCTGATCGAGGCGTCGGGCAATGATCCTTTCATCGTCATGCCCTCGGCCCCGCTGGAGATCGCCGCACGCGGTGCCGCGTTTGCGGCCTACCTCAACTGCGGCCAGGTCTGCACTTCGGCCGAGCGGTTCTATGTGCATGACAGCATTCACGACGAATTCGTTACTCTGCTGGTGGCCGAAGCGAAGAAGCTGCGACTTGGCAATGGCTTGGCAGAAGTGGACATGGGGCCGATGGCCACGATGCGCCAGCGCGACCGGTTCGAGGCGCTGATGTCCAATGCCCGCAAGCAGGGCGCGAAGGTCGCCACCGGGGCTGGGCGTCCGGCGGGGTTGAACAAGGGCTGGTTCGTCGAACCAACGGTGTTGACCGAGGTCACGCCTGACATGGACATTCTGCAGAACGAATCCTTTGGCCCCGTCGCGCCGATCTGCCGGGTGCAAAGTTTTGACGAGGCGATCGAGTTGGCCAACCGCTCGGACTACGGCCTTGGCGCCAACCTTTACACCCGCGACACGGATGAAACCTTCCGCGCGGTGCGCGAGATCCAGTCCGGAATCCTCTGGATCAACGCGCCGCTTCTGGACAATGACGCGCTGCCCTTTGGCGGGCGGAAACTGTCGGGCAACGGGCGGCAGTTGGGGCCGGAAGGGCTGTCGCAATTCCAGAACACCAAGTTCGTGATGATCGACCCCAAGGCCGAGCGGCAGGATTTCTGGTGGTTCCCCTATGCCCAGGAAGAAAGCTTTCCGGGTACGCGGTAAGGGAGGCCAAGATGGCTGAGGGATTTCCCGACCGGGCCGAGGTTGTCATCATCGGCGGTGGCGTTGCCGGCTGTTCGGTGGCCTATCATCTGACCAAGATCGGCATCACCGATGTCGTGCTATGTGAACGCGAGCAGCTGACCAGCGGCACCACTTGGCATGCTGCGGGGCTGGTAACGCAACTGCGCGCCACTCGGCGGATGACTGAGCTGGCCAAGTATACGGGCGAATTGTTCGGCACGCTGGAGGCCGAGACGGGACAAGCGACGGGCTTTCAACGGCGCGGGTCACTGCGGGTGGCAAATACGCCGGGACGGTATGAGGAACTGGCGCGCGGCGCATCCATGGGTCGGAACTTCGGCC